TTGTTCCGAATATAATATCATATGTTAGTCACGATATAATAGTTACCAAATTCTTTTACTTCACAGTGAGGAAAGCTTTCTTCCAGCTCACCCCTCGAATGTTCATAATATTCCAATTCGCAACCGCTACGTTCGTAAGTCACCGGATGATACGTTTCTTTATAGAACATAAGGAACCAGTTCTTCCCCTTGGGGATATCCGTTAACGCTTCGATTTCAATGTAACTGGCCGAACCAAACAGAGCGACAATAGTATTAAATACCACAAACTTCAGATTTAACATCTCAAACGGAATACACAAATTATAGTATCCAGGATGCTTTTTTCTGAAAATATCAAGCATCTTATTACTCGGATCGATACCAAAATATTCATCCGAAGATACTTTCAGAATATCAAGGAACAGTCCGGTACCACATCCCACATCAAGAATAATTCCGGGAACATCAAAAAGCATCGAGGCTATCTTACTATTCTCATCGATGCTGGCTTTGTCTTTAAACAGAGAATCGTAACTCTCTGCGATTGCATCATACTGATTTACTGCGTACATACTTTATTATTTTGATTTACAAAATAAAGATACCGAATAATCCATGAACGGACTATCCGGTATCAAAGAAGTTACTGACACGATTTGGCAGAAGGTTTTGCTCAATATGAAAAAAGATATTAACTTTGAGACAAATCAAATATCAATATAAAAATGGAAATAAGTATATCTGAAGAAACCGAACGTTTTGCTGATTTCCTAAAACAAAAAGACAATGAGAACATTATCTTTTCTGGAGCTTTTGGAATAGGCAAATCATATTTTCTAAATAATTTTTTTAATCAGCACAAAGACAAATACACTGGAATATATCTAACTCCAATTAATTACTCTGTTGCTAATAATGAAGATATTTTTGAGTATATCAAAGTGGACATATTAATGCAGTTATTAGAAAAAGTTCCCTATGATTTTGAGAAACAAAAAATATCATTAAGCAATGCCGCATATTTTTATATGGTAAATCATCCTAATGATTTTTGGGGTAATTTTTTTTCTATAGCAGAAAAAGTTACTTTTGGCACAGATATTATAGACAGGTGTATCGCACTGAAAGAAAACATTGAAACATATGCAAAAGATAATTCGAAAAATGAAGAATCCCATATCAAGAAATTCTTCGATAGCATTAGCATAGAGAAAGGAAGCATCTATGAAGATAATACAATAACTCAAATCATCCGTTCTATTGTATCAAGCACCAAAACCGATAATAGTCCCAATAAACAAATTGTCCTCATTATTGATGATTTAGACCGTATAGACCCTGAACATATCTTTAGAATATTAAATATATTATCAGCACATAATGATTTTTGTGGTACTAAAGAGCATAAATTTGGATTTGACAAAATAATTTTAGTATGTGATATTGATAATATAAGAAACATTTATAGTGCCAAATATGGAATAAATGTAGATTTCAATGGATACATTGATAAATTCTATAGTAAAGAAATATACCATTTTAATAATACAAATGAAATTATAAAAGCCATAGCACATATTCTTGCAACAACCAAATCAGATAAAGAAGTGGGTCTAAATAACAATAGCTATTATTCACATATAACTTGCTGTAGTATATTATCCGCATTTGTCAAAAATGGGTCAATTAATATAAGAACATTACTGAAATATATTAATAAAGATTTTAAAGGAGATCGATTGGTTTATATAGGGCGAAGGAGAGCACCAGTATATATGTTTCCGAATTTGGTTGTTTTCGATTTTATTCGGACAATGTTTAGCACAATAAAGGATATGGAATCTGCTATAAATAAACTTAATAAATCAAATTTCAGCATTGAAGAATCTGAGTATATTTTGAAAATATTTATAGCATTAGCTGATTATCACAATTTTGAACAAGGTGAGTACACCTATTACAATAAAGAATATAAAGCAATAATCAATATCAATATAGGAATAGTAGACTTTGCAAAAGGAGAAGTACCGGACATTAACCCATCATTAGTACTGAAAGAAGCTTTCAATACATATAGCACTCTTTTTACGTAAAAGGATAATTGTATTCTGATGACACAATTTTATGGACAGTGTCTTTTCAGAAAAAGAACAGTCTGACACATTTGCCGCACAACAGATTCTTCATCAGAAGGTCTGGCTGTGCGGTATTCTTGTTTCTGATTATCCAGTCTGCTTTTCTCATTGGTTCAATATATTATACTAAATTTATGATACCATTTATCTACATAACTGAACCATCCTATAATGAATGATTTGCCGAAGAGGGTTGCTTTGTATAGTTTACTTATGGCTATTTTCTTTCAACAAATTCGGGTTGTCGTGAATATTACTAACGACTGTCATAGCATGCCATTCTCCTAAAGGCCTCATGCCGACTTTTTTTTCAAAATCGAATTGTAATGCGAATGTAGCAAGTTCTTTGTTCCACAATACAAGAGCTATATGTTGCTCACACATAAGTATGTCGCCTTCGTAGATTTCCTTTTCATCTTTATCGCATAAGCCCGTGAACTGCCCAACAGTTTCTGCCCATACGTCATCGCACTGGCAGTCTTCCGGAGAATATATCTTAGCCTTGTCTGTGAGGATAAGTCCGTTTTCGTCCCTTCCGGCAGTATAGAAAAAAGAGAGAAATCCATATATCCATTTCCTCGTATCAGTACTTTTCCCTCTGAATTTTATTTCACGTTTCATAATCAATACTTTTTTCCATGTTTATTTTCTCTCAATTCATTGTACCTCATCTTCTGATTGATATGCCATATAAGGTCTATGTCCAAATGTTTAGCAAGCCCGAAAATAGCAAATAGCATGCCGTTTAATTGCCCTTCTAATGGACAGTCGTATTCATACTCATATCTGATGGGAATTGTGGATATAGCGTATACACTTTCTGTAAAGGTTTCATCATTGCAACTTTCCTCTGCCCCGTACAACATTTCTTCCGTAAAGTCCTCAATGTCTATCTTACGCAATCCGCACAAATCAAGCAGGCGGATTACAGCATCGGCAAGTTCTTCCTCTATGCTTCCCTTGATAGTTTCATTGTATGCAACTTCGAAACCTATCTCCTTGGGAGTGCCTAGAACCAGCCCCTGGCAAATACGGCTATTGGCTATCTTCTTATTATACCAATCAACATTGGCCCGTTTCCCTTTTCTATCCGCTTCCACGGCTTCCATAAGCTCGGATATTACAAGGCAAAAGCAATGTTCGTTACTCAATTCTTCATCATGGAAACCGTGGTCGCAAGCGGTTTTATAGGCGCGGTCGCGCAATTCATTTAGATTCATCTGTTCTTTCTTTATCAGTTAATATTCCGTTTCTCTTGTCGTAATTACTCATACGAGGACATTTCCCGTCACACCGCATGTTCACATGCACATTGTTTGCTACACCCGATATGAACGACTTCTTATAGCATTGCCCACTGTAGGGGCTGTAATGCTTGCAGTGTTCCTGGTATTCTTTTCTATTCATGGTTAATCAACTAATTCAAATTCATAAACAAAGACATAGGGATTACTCTTAAACGTACCCTTACCAGAAACGCAATCTATTAAGGATGCAAAAGCTTCTAATGGATTACTATATTCCTTGTATTGCCCATAAGGACAATTGGAACGCGTAACTCCATGATGCCAATAATATCTTCCCCATTCACCGTCAGCGGACTTATAAATAGTTTTTATTATTCCTTCTTTCAAGCAGTCTTCGTTAGAGATTTCTTGAAGCCTTTGGATTTTGATGTTGGTAATACGGATGTGATGGGGCATAAAGTCAGCGCGGACAAAGAGCTTATTTTTAAATCCTGCCCCACAATACTTTTTGTTGATTGTTGATGAATCTACAAAAAAATCATTAGGACAATTACCTGAATGAAATATAGTTTCATAACTTTGAGCAATAGCACAAACTTCACCTACTTTGTATTTAGGAATGTTCCATCCCGTAAAGTCTCCTTTGTCGTTTTTCCAACCAAAAGCATAATTTAATGGAGATACTATGTTCCCGTCATTATCGTAATCATTTGGTTCAAAAACGGGGAATACAATATCATAAGTTTCATTTGGTCTGTCATACTTGCAGACCCTTCTCGTCATAGTCTTCCGACCATTCAATACAGCCTGGGTTAGACTGTATTTATCATTGAACATTATCTTCTTCATTGCTGTTTCTCCTCTACTTTAAAAGATAATTTCT